AGGAGCGCGAGGTAGGCGGGCGCGCAGACGCGCGCCAACGGGTCGCCGGCGTCCCAGTCCTCGACGAGGCCGGGACCAAGGAGCTCGGCCTCCTCGCGGCTGATGGCGATGTAGCGCTTGGGCGCCAGGAGCCGGACCAGGTCCTCGTCGCCGATCACGGCGTCACCCGCGCGTAGGAGCAGTCGGGGCAGATGACGTAGGTCATGCGGGAACCGAAGGGACCGCTGTCGCGGAGGACCTGACCGCGGCCACCGCAGGTTGCGCAGAAGGGCACCCGGCCAATGCCGGCGCAGCGCCAGCAGGGGCGGTCGAGGAACCGGCCGGCGCCGTTGCAGCCGGGGCAGGGGACCTCCCGCGGGGCGGTGCGCTCCACCTGCTCGGCCTCCAGGGCGCGCATCAGGGAGTCGTGGGGAGCGTCGTTCACGCGCCGTTCTCCGACAGCAGCTCCCGCAACCGCAGCCGCTCCTCACGCGAGAACTTCCGGCGAAGCGTCGCCGCGGCCGCCTCAACGTCGGCGGGCACGCTGAAGGTCGGTCGGCGGAAGCCGGCGGCGATCATCGCCGCGTGGGGGCTCATCTCGCCGGCCTCGACCCGCGCGAGGAGATCGGGGCGTTGGCGGCGGAGGCGACGGATGGCGCGCTGACGGCCGGTGCCATCCGGTCGAACAGAACTGTGGATAATATCCACGCTTCCGTTCGTAGCTGGCCGGTGGGCCGGGCGCTCCAGCGCTGCATCCAGCTTCGCTTCGAGCGGAGTGTCCTTGCAGATCCGCAGGAGCAGGTCCGGCGTGGAGCCGAGCCCCGCCGGCGGGTGGGCGACGACGAAGTCGGCGAAGTGGGTGAAGCGGCGGACCTCTCCGGTCTCGTGGACCTCGCGCTCGCGCCACCAGCCCTCGTCGATGACCTTCTCCAGCGGCTCGGGCGCATGGCGGAAGGCGCCCTCGCCGCCGCCGAGCATCCGGGCCAACTCGCGGATGATCGTGTCCGCGAACCGCCGATCGGCCTTCTCAGCGACCACGACCCCGCTCCGCGAGGAGCTCGCGGATCAACTCGTTGCCCTGCCGCAGATGCTCCTCGGTCGCCTCGTCGCGGTAGGCGCCGACGCGCCGAGCGATCAGGTCGTAGATGTCCTTGAAGTCGCTGCCCGTGGCGCCGGCGTAGCGCCGGACGAGCCGGTCCTGCTCCTGCCGCAGCCCCTCGATGATGAGGTAGGCGGGGCGGGGATCGGGCGTCGCGGCCTCGTCCGCCTCCTCTGCGGCCATGCCGGCGCGGCGCTCCAGCTCGCGCGCGATCAGCGCGATCTGTTCGGGCGGCACGGGAAGCCCCGTGGCGGCGGCGATGGCCTGCGCACGGCTGATCTCGTCGATGGCGACTGCGGCGGCGTCGCGGACGCCGTCGGCGAGGAGCCAGTCGTCGGCGACCGCGGTCCCGCCGCGGTTGACGAACGGGCGGCCCTGCCCGGGCTCCCGCGGCTCCCGCGCCGCGCGGTCGAGATCCTCGAGCGCCTGGGCGGTCTCGGCCTGCATCCCCTTGATGCTGCTCGCCAGATCGATGAGCTCCGGCAGCCGTGGAATGTAGAAGTAGGCGGACTGCTCCTCCGGGCCGTCGGCCATCCAGCGGGTGATCCGCCCGACCGCTTGGCGGAAGAAGAGGTCCGTGGTCGTGTTGGTGGCGAACACCGCCAGCCGGAGGCGCGGGATGTCGACGCCCTCGCTGACCATCCTCACTGCCACGATCCAGCGCTCGCGCGAGCCCGCGAATGCGGAGATCAGATCGGCCGCGCCCTCGACGTCGCTCGTGGCGAGCACCGGCTGCTCGCCCGTGATCTGCCCGAGCAACCGCTGGATCTCGGCCGCGTGGCGCTGGTCGCGCGCGAGCACGAGGCCGCCGGCGCCCGGATCGCCGTTCCGGCGCAGGAGGTCGAGGTGCGCGTTCGCCTCGATCAGGTACGGCTCGAGCCAGCCGCCGCCGACCTCCATCGCCGCCAGCAGGCGGCGCCCGCGCTCGTACGCCGGCAGGTCGTCGCCGAACGCGACGCGGTCGAAGTCCTGGGGACCGCTCGACCAGTTGAGCTCGCCCTCCCACGAGGGGAAGACGACCGAGCGGCAGACGCCGTCGCGGATCGCCTCGCCGTAGGTGTAGGCGAAGTCGATCCGGAGCCGGCCGTCGGCGCCGCTGACGAAGGGGATGGAGGTGCCGTCCGTGCGGAACGGCGTGCCGGAGAGCTGGAGCCGGTAGGCCGCGCCGTCGAAGGCGTGGGCCGCGGCACCGCCCCATGAGCGCTCGTCGCCGGCGTGGTGGATCTCGTCGAACACGGCGAGCGTCGGGCGGCGGCAGCCGATGCGGTGGACGGCAGCCTCGCTCGCGACCTGCGCGTAGGTCACGACGGCGCCGTGGTAGGTCGCGGCAACCTCCTGGCCGTGGGCGTTCGCCAGCCTGGGGTTGAGGTGGATGCCGGCGGGCGTCACTGCCCGCGCCCACTGCGTCTTGAGCGGCTCCGTCGGGACGACCACGACCACGCGCTCGATCGCGCCGCTGCGCAGGAGCTCGTGCGCCACCCTGGCGGCGAACCGCGTCTTGCCGGCCGCGGGCGCCGCGACCGTGAGGAAGTCGCGCTCGCCGGCGCTGAACCGGGACAGGACCTGCGCGAGCGCGCTCGACTGCCAGCCGCGGAGCGGGAGGCTGATCGGCCACGGAGATGGAGCAGGCGCCATGCGGTTTCCCTTCTGGAGGTTGCAGGCCGGGCAGAGCGCCTGGCCATTCAGGACGTCGGTTGCCCCGCCACGGGACCAGGGCAGCCGGTGATCGGCGTGCCAGCCGGGCTCAAGCGGGGAGCCGCACGACTCGCAGCGCCCGTCGGCGGCAACCCAGAGCGCCGCCTTCTCGCTGGCGCTGAATCGGCGACCGCTCACGCCCCGCCCTCCGACAATCCCCCTTCCGGGGGACGCGCGCCGACGCAATCGTCTTCACCATCAGCGACGTGCAGCACCAGATGCACCCGGAGGCCCAAGGCGTCGGCGATCTGGCGGAGCGTCTCCTGGCGGAGCGGGAAGCCCTGCTCGGCGCGGAACACGGTGCGGACCGAAAGACCCGTCCGGCGGGCGACGGCCTCCTGGGAAAGCCCGAGGGCCTCGCGGCGTTCGCGGAGCTGGTCGGCCGGCATGGCCGGACACTAGAACGTCCGGACGCCGGCCGTCAAGAATACTGGCACCGCGAACCGGCGCGTCATCTTGTTTCGGCCTCCCGATCGACCGAAGATGACGCTGAGATGTCCGGACTAGCCAAAGCCCTGCGGGCGGGCAGGGAAGCCGCGGGCCTGACTCAGCGCCAGGTCTCGCACCGCCTCGGCATCACCGAGCGCGCCGTCGCCCGCTGGGAGGCTGGCCACAGCAAGCCGCGCGCGAAGCAGCTACCTGCGGTGGCCGCGCTCTACGGCCTCGATCTGAACCGGCTGCTTGCCATGTGGGAGGAGGCAGCAGTCGAAGAAGAGGCTGCGGCCCGCGTTCGCCACGTAGCAGCCGCGCCCAGCGCTGGAGAAGAGCGGCGTCGGGGCCGGGGCCCAGTTCGGCTGCCATCGCGCTCATGATGGCAGCGAGAACGCGGTAGGCGGCGGCGGCACGCTGCTCAGTGGTGTAGAGCCGCTGTTGCTGTCGAGCGGTGGACATCGGGGAGATTCTGAGCTCCGCATGGAGGTCGCCCCCGCGGGCCCGCCGCCGCGCCGGCCGAACGCCGCCAAGGCGCTCCAGCAGGCGCGCATGCACCTGGGCGGCCTGCTCAAGCTCGCCGACCAGGATCCGGCCACGCTCTGCGAGACCGAGGGTGACCGCGAGAAGTGGACCGCCGCCGGCGCGCTGGTGACGGCGGTGCTGGCGGTCGCGCCGCCGGCGGCGGGATGAGGGCGATCAACGATCCGGTCGTGATCGCCAAGATCGTGGATCTCCTCATGCCGGATGACGAAGAGCCGCCGGAGATTGACCTCTCCTACGACCCCAAGCGGATCGGCAAGCGCCCGGCGGGCGCGAGCTCCACCACCCGGTTCATCTACGAGGCCCTGGTCGCTGCCGGCGACCAGGGCGCCACCGTCGATGAGTTGGACGACCGGCTGGAGCACCTGATCGGTACAGGGGAGTACAGGGCGTACGAGCGAAAGCGGCGGTTGGACAATGCACGCAAGGTGGCCCAGCGGGCGGCCTCGAGAGGGGAGGACGGGGCGGCAGCGCGGCGCGCCGCCCTCGCCGAGCCGCTGCCAGGAGCCGCTGACGCGGACGGCAACTTCACGTCGGAGTTCATGCGCCGCGGCCGACGTTGGGCCATCCGCGACAAGCTCGGCAAGATGCGGAAGGAGCGCACTGCCCGCCGCGATGGCGACCGCTGGTTCGCGGGCGAGCGCGCCCCGAACGTACTTCTCTCCTGGGAGGTGCGCCCAGAGACGGAGCGCACCATCGTGGCCCCTCACGACCCCGCCCGCACGGAGGCCTTCAACGCCCGCATGGCCGCGATCAGGGGCGCCCAAGAGCGCGCCCAGAAGGCGCTCGGACCTCACAAGTCCGGCGCCAAGAAGGACGCCAGTATCCGCGAACTGCTGGCGCTCCTGAAGCCGTAGGACCGAGCGGTGGGGCGGCGCGGCGCGAGCGCCTTGGCGGCGACCTCGGGATCACGGAGCTGCTCGCGGATCACGGCCGCCTTGCCGTCGGCGTCGGACGGGCGGTGCGCCGGGCGACCGAGAAGGCGGCGCGCCTCGTCCACGGTCATGCCGGGGCGGATCAGGTCGAACCGGTCCTCATGAGCAGCAAGGCTCTCGTGAACCGACCACGCTGCTCCTAGGCGACGTCGCGCAGGAGGCCATGCGTGGGCCACCGTTCGCGCCTTGAGGAGCATTCCGAAGCTGACCGACGCGACGCCGGCGTCAACCATCGCCTGCTGAAGAGCAGTAGTGCTGTCGTTGTGGGCGCCCCTGCGCCCCATGGGCGCCACCTTCAGCGCCCAGTCACCCCAGGCGAACCGCAGCTCACCCTCCTTCTTGTCGAGCTGGCGCCCTTCGGCGACCAGCTCCTCCCATGCCCGATCGGGCATCAGTCCTCCTCGTCGATGATGAAGCGGCCGCAGGTGCAGTCCGCTGTCGTGCCGGCATCCCCCGTTTTGGTGACCCGTGCAGGGGCTTCCTTGCCGATACCTCTGGCGAGATGCAGCTGCGACAGGTCGAGATCGAGCACGCCGGCGAGCGCCTGCATGACGCTCGGGATGGTCCGGCGGGTGCCGGCCTCCGCGTTGATGACGGTGCGTCGGCCCACGCCGGCGCGCCTCGCGAGCTCCTCCTGGGACATGCCGAGAGCGCGGCGACGGGCTCGAATCTGCTGACCGGGGAACACGGCCGGGATCTTGGCTCAGGAATCTGAGCGTGTCAAGTTGCCCGACTTACCGAGTCGCCAGGCGGGCTCGCCGGCCCTAGCCTCCGGTGCGGTGGACCTCGTCGCTTTTGGCCGGCGCGTGCAGCGCTGGCGGGAGGATCTGGAGCTGACTCAGGACGGCTTCGGCTTCCTCGTCGGCGCCAGTAGGAGCAGCGTCCAGAGCTGGGAGCGTGGCGACACGATCCCCCGCGGCGACCATCTCGCGATGATCCACGTCGTCCTCAACGTGCCCGGCGACGAGCTCCTCGCCGACCTTGTTCCGGTCAGCTCTCGCGAGGAGGCGGCACGACTCGTAGCAGCGGCGCGGCGCCATGCTGAGCATCGGCGGAAGCCCAGAGCTCGCGGCGGAGACTCGAGCCGGGCCTCAGGCGAGGAATGATCTCCCGGGCCAGGTAGAGCAAGATCAGCCGCGAGGCCTCTTCGTCGCTCAGATAATCACCGCTCCGACCGGCGGAGGGATCCACAGGGGCAACGGCCTCCCCAAGAGGCGCCGCGCTCGCCCGCGGCCTGTGCAGGGATGTCTAGCCTTGCGAACAGCCCTGCCGGGCGCAACCTGCCAAGGGCAGGAGCAGCTAGCGCAGGTTCGCCGGCTGGCCCCCGACCTTGCGGGCGCCCTCCCCGCCGAACCGCTTTTGCGCGGCCTGACGACTGATCCCGAGCGCAGCGCCGATCTCGGTCCAACTCGCGCACTCCGGTTCGGCACGCAGCCGGCGAACGGTATCGCGGATGATCTGGCCCAGTTCGTCGTGCAGCGCGACGAGCTCTTGGAGGTCCTCGACGGTGGCGCGGCGGCCAGCGGCCCTCTGCGCTCGGCGCATGAACCCATAGTAATCGTTGTTCTCGCGGGGCTGGATGGCTCCCCCATCGTGGGCGGTGCGGGTTGAACCCACGGTGCCACCGAATGCTCCGGGTGTCAACCGCGCCTCCACACTAAACGCCACGCGGGGGAGCGGTCGATGCCCGGGGCATCAGAGGCCGTTTGTGGCCTGAGATTCGGCCGCCGCCCAGGAGCCGCCGCATTGCAGGCGAACGCGCGCGCGCGCGAGGCCCCCCGTGCGCAGACGGGGCAAGACCCCCCAACCGGGGGATGGGGGCGCGGCCGCTCGTGGTCGACACTGAGGGAACCCCCGACCAAGGATGGACCCCATGAAGCGTCCGAGCCCCTCCATGATCGTCGCCGCCACCGCCCTCTTCGTCGCCGGCTCCGGCGTGGGCATCGCCGCTCCGAAGCTCATCCGGGGCAGCCAGATCGCCCCGGGAACGATCACGGCGCGCCAGCTGGCCAACGGCGCCATCACGAAGGCGAAGCTCGCCCGCGGTGTGGTGCCCAACGCGATCACGGGCCCGCAGGGGCCGGCCGGGCCGCAGGGGCCGCAGGGGGCGCAGGGTCCCCAGGGCCCTCAGGGGCCGCAGGGCGCCCCTGGCGACCTAGGCCGCGTCGTCTACGTGACGACCAGGATGAGCGGCGTCACGGTCAACACGGCGATTTGCCCGGCTGGCGGCAAGGTCATCGGCGGTAGCGCGGAGGACGGGGCCGGCTCCCCGATCCCGAACGACGTCTGGATCGCATCGAACGGTGTCCGGTCGCGCACTGCGGTACCGAACGAGCACCACACGACCGCGATCTGCCTCATCGCCTAGACGGTCCCGACAACCCCCCTTCTGGGGGATGGGCCCGGACGGGATCGTGCCCGACACTGGGGGTGCTACTCCCCCGACCGAAAAGAGCTCCACATGAAGTCCACGCAGATCGACGCCAATGGCGATGTGCGCTGCCCCGTCTGCGGCGCCCGTAATTCGTTCACGTCGAAGCGCACCGGCAAGGCGAAGGTGATCGGCGTCGTGACCGTCGGCGTCGGCGTCCTCGCGATGCCGAAGCGGCTCAAGTGCAACGGCTGCGGCGAGAACCTGAAGCGCGGAGGCGAGCCCTACGGGCCCCCCGTCCAGTCGCCCCTCTCCCGCAGGGTCGATCGGATTCTCCTGCCCCCGGACCGCGACGACGCCTTCCTCGCCGAGGTCGCCGCCATCCAGTCCGGCCTCTTCAAGAAGTAGGCTGCCCACCCCCCCGACCCGCAGCCGCCTCGCGGCGGTCGGGGGATTGCCGCAGGGCGGACGGCCCGGGGCTTCGGCTCCGGGCCGCTTCTCGTCAGTAGGGCGGCTGGCCAGCCTTGATCGCCGGCGCCGCGACCGGGATCTTGCCGGCCGCGATCGCCTGCTCCCCCTGCCGGACGTCCGCCGGCGTGAGGTAGCCGACGATGACCGGCAGTGCGGCCGCCAGCGCCACGCCGAGGATGGAGCGCCAGTCGCCCTCGCCGGTCGTCACGAACGCGATCAGCCCGCCGCCGGCGACGACGGCGCCGATGGCGGCGGCGAGGATCTTGCGGATCGGCGCGAGGCTCACGACAGCTGCTCCTTCGGCACGTCGGTGGGCGTCTCGGGCGGCGGCTCCAGAACCTCCGCGTCGTCGGGAAGGCGGGGCGGGGTCTCGGTCACGTCCATGAGTCTCCTGTGGTCGGCGGGGCGCCGGCGGGCACCGGCACGCTGGTGGCCCAGGGGCGCAGAGGCGCGAGCGGGTGCGCCTGCTGGTAGCTCGCCATCTTGGCGTCGCGGGTGGCCTTGGAGGCCCAGCCGCCGAACTTCCAGGGCGCGCCGTAGCTGCCGGCGGGGCCAGCCTCGAAGGCGTAGGGCGCCGGCGCGGTGGTCCTCAGCGCCCGCGTCCAGTCGCCGGGGTGCGCCTGCTGGTAGGCGGTCATCTGGGCATCGCGCGCCTCGGGCGTCGACCAGCCGCCGTAGCGATCCGGCTTCAGGTTCAGGTCATCGAAGCCGTAGCTCGGGATCATCAGCGGCGGCCGCGGCGCCTGGGCGGCGAGCGCCGGCGGCACGATCAGGCGCCAATCGCTCTTGGCGCGGGTGCGCCTGGCCACCATGTTGTCGGTGTTCCCCTCCACGGAGTCGAGCACGCCGTCGCCGCGGTCGCGCACCACGAGGCCGACGTGCACGCCGCACTTGGCCATGAGGGTGCCCGGGGGCGCGAGCCCCGCCGGCGCCAGGCCGCCGAGCGCGTCCGCGCGCTCGCAGGTGACCGCCACCGACGGGCTGCACAGCCCGGCGTCATCCACGCCCGCCTCGGCGTAGACGTAGCCCGCGAAGCAGCCGCACCAGGGCACACCCCGCATGCCGTACTGGCCCGTGAAGCGATCGACCTCCGGCCCGCGGTTCGGGCGCGTCTCGCGTACGCCCAGGTGGCCGAGCGCCAGCGCGATCACCCGGTCGCCGTCGTTCATGTGCCCTTCCGCAGCTCCATGAGGATCTGACGCAGGAGCGCGTTCGTCTTCACCTGCTCGGCGGTCAGGGCGTCAATCGAGGTATCGAGCGCCGCAAGGCCCGCAGTCGCCGTGGCGAACGCCTCGTTGATGATCGGCTGGACCTTGGCGAGCGCCTGATCGAGCAGCGGGCCGATCTTGCTGGCGGCCCGATCGACCATCGCGTTGAGGTCGAGACCGAACGGCATGAGCTACCTCCTCACAGTGGCAACGGGATGATGGCGATGATCTTGCCGAGCCCGCTCAGGACGAAGCCGAGAAGGTTCAAGAGGCCGCTGATGGGACCCATGTTCATCTCCTTGACGCAAGGTGTACATCCTTGCCCGTCCCCCGTCGGCAGATGTTTAAAACAGGGGCCCCGGCAGGTTCAGCGCCCGCGCGATGTCGCGCAGGAGCGTGGAAATGGGCGGCTCGAAAAGCTTCGCGAGCGCCGCGACGATGCCGTGGATCATGGTGAGTCTCCTTCCGATGCAATGTCGACGATTCGCCGCCGGCTGATCCAGAACACATCCGACAACGCATAGAGCTGGCGCAAGCGAGGCCGGCGCAGGCCGTTCTCCCAGCGGTACACGGCCTCCTTGTTCACGCCCACGCGGCGGGCCACGTCCTCCTGACTCATGCCCCGCTCGTAGCGCGCCTCGCGCAGGAAGCGCGCGAGCGCGGTGTCGCGGGTGCCACAGGCGGTCACGGCGCCACCGGTGCGCTGGCGGTGGGCGCGGCGGCGACCGCCATTGCTTCGAGCGCCGCGACCTGGGCGTTCAGATTGCGAATGTTCTCCTCCAGCGTCTCGATGCGCTGGCGCAGCTCCGTGAGATCGCCAGCCCGGAGCGCCACCCGCTCGAGCACGTCGAGCCGGCCGGCCGCGTCGACCACGCCGGCGCGCAGCCGGCCGAGTTCCTCGGCGGAGATGAGCGACTCCTGCCCGGCCGGCCCCGCCGGCCCTGCAGGACCGGGCGCTCCCATCGGACCTCGAGGACCGGGCGGGCCCCGCCGCCCCGGTCGCCCGGGCCGCCCCGGGGTGCCCGGCTGGCCCGGCTGGCCGGAGGGGCCGGCGGGGCCGCTGGCGCCCACCACCCGCCCCGTGAGGCGAAACGTCCTGCAACCCACCGCCTCGAAGCGGGCGCCGGTGGCCTGGGCGATGGCCCGGCCCAGCCCGTTGATCAGCCGGCAGGTGTTGTTGTCGGCCCGCCGGCTCTGGGCGCGCAGCACCATCGTCGCCTGCCGGCTCGACCGGGCGACCTCCAGCGCCAGCGCCGCCCGCTGCTCGGCCTCCTGGCGCACCTGGGTGCGGGCGCTCACGGCCAGCGACAACGAGATCACGGTGCTCACGATCAGCGGCACGAGCGATACCGCGTAGACCCAGGTCGGCACGACGCCGCGCAGACGCCAGAACATCAGCGGACGATCCAGACCACGGCGATCGCCAGCAACGCGACCCCCTCAGCGAACGAGGCCCAGAGCGCGACCAGGCAGACGGTCGGGCAGGTGCGCTTACGAGCCACGGCCGCGCGTCGCCAATCCGATGATCGAACCGCCTGAAAGCATCGCCCCGACGACCGCGAACACCTCGACGCTGCGAAGCTCCGGTCGAATGAGGAGCACGGCGAAGACCACGAGGCCGAACACGGCGAGCACAACCGGCCAGAGAAGGTCGAAGGTGGCGCGGATGCGCTCGGCCCTTCCGGATGGGCCGGGATAGGGCGGCTCGTGACCCAACTCAACCCGGGCGCCTGATCATCTGCGGCCGCCACCATCCGGCCGCGCCCCGGGTCATCAGAACGACGGCCCGAGGTCTTCGACGAGGATAAAGCTCGGGTTCGTGCCGTCGGCGGTGTTGCCGACGGTGCCGGTTCCCGAGAACCGCTGCAGGCTCACCTTGTAGGTGTGGGAGCCCCCCGTGGGCGACCGGAAGACGCTGAACATCACCGTCATGTCGTCGGTCGAGTGCCGCTTGCCGTACCAGTACTGGACGATCGTCCCGTCCTCCTTGATGGACGGGATCGTGATGCCGTCGGCCACCGTGCCCGAGAGGCGCAGCTTCGCCGTGATGCGGATCAGGCGGTTGGCGGGGACCGTGATCGAACCCGTCGTCAGGCCGGTGAGATCGGTGTCGGAGGTGATCCCGGTCTGATTGCTCGTCGCCGTGCCGTAGCCGAATGCGCCCTTGGGCATCCGCAGATGGTTGGCGGCCGTGTAGACCTCGAGGGCGACGGCCGTGTACAGAGTGCGCGACGCCATCGCTACCTCCTGCTAGGGGATGCCGAAGCGGCCGAAGTCGAAGCGCCCGGCGTAGGCGTCATCGAAGATGAGCGGCGTCAGCGCTGCCGCGTCCTGGAGTCGGAAGGTGGTGATCCAGCTACTAGTAAACCCCGGGCCGCAGATGTGCGAGATGCCGCGGATGATGCACCGGCGCTCGATCGGGTCGGACCCGAGCGGCGTGAAGGCGACCGTGATGCGGTGGCCGAGCTCGCGCAGCTTCACCTGGTCCCAGAGGTTCGCCGTGTCGGACGCCGGCATGAAGGTCAGCGTCTCGATCCGCGGCTGGGCGTCCTTGAGGACGCTGAGGATGAAGTCGGCGTACTCCTGTGTGACCCCGGGATCGGCCGAGTCGATGAAGAGCAGATCCTCGCGGACGTAGCTTCGGATCCCGACGAGGTCGATGGAGGTGAGGTCCGAGGCGGTGGCCTCCTCGTTATCGGCGCTCGTGATCCGGATGTCGTTGGCCACGAGCGTGGCGTCGCTCGCCAGCGCGACGTCGCGGAACCCGTTCGTGGGCGGCGTGGCATCCGTGAAGGTGTGCGCCGAGGCGGCGGTGCCGGAGGAGAAAAGCGTGGCCTTGTCCAGAAACGTGACGTCGCCCGCCTTGGATACGAAGATCTCCCCCGGCTCCGAGTCGGCAGTCAGCTGCAGCTCCGCCCACGGGTTCCCCGCGAGCGTGGTCGAGTCGAGGATAGCCTGGGTGAACCCGGTGTCCGGAGCGATGTCGCGATCGGTGGCGCTCCAGCCGGCGCTGTCGAGGATCCGGTCCACGCGGTCGGAGGTGGGGTCATCGGTCCCGGTCGGCGCGACGGCCGCGCGATCGACGGCGGCAAGGCGCGCGATCCCGTCGACGCACTCGGCGCTCGTCACGGCGTCCTTGCCCGTGGCCGGGTAGGTCGGGATCCAGCGGTCCACGAAGCCGGTGAAGATGGGCTGGAGATCCGAGCCGTTACCGTCATCGACGCTGATCTGGATCATCGGGCGCATGGGCACGATGAGCGTTGCCCCGTCGGCCACGTAGGTGCCGCCCAGGTTGAAAGGGTCGAAGCGGCCATCCGAGTTGTCGAGCACGACCGATGCCGTGCCCGCCTGATAGCGCGTGGGGTAGACGGCCTCGACCGAGGTGCCGCGGTTGATCGAGAGCGAGCGCACGAACGCGGTGACGTCATGCGGGAAGCCGACGACCGTGTCGGGCTGGAAGTTGAAAGCCACCTTGAAGGCCGCCATCTACTTGGCCTTTGGCAATTTCAGGCCCGCGCGAACTGCTGGCCGTTTTGGCGTTCGTAGGTCTGGATCGCCCGAATCACGTCGTCGCCCGAGGCGGCGGTGTTGATCGTGATGTTCATGACCGACGCGCCGGTGACGCCGGTGCCGGCGCTTACGCTGACGGCGGGGAGTTGGCCCTTCGCGCGCAGGATGTCCCGCAGGAGCGCGTCGCTCGCCTCCGCGGCGGTTCCCGTGCCGGTGGCGACGAGCTCGCCGCTCGCCAAACGCTGCAGGGGCCCGAGGCCGGCCAGGTTGCTGCGGGCCGACGCGAGCGCGCCGGCGGCCTCGACGATGGCGGCGGGACCCTGGGCGCGCGAGTAGGCCTTCTCGGCCTCGGTAACGAGCATCTGGAGTGCCGACAGGTCATCGCTCACGCCCTGCGTGAGCTGCGCCATCGCGTAGGCGACGCTGCCCGGGGTCTCCTCCCCCTGCCAAGCCGCAAGCTGCTCTGGGGTTGACCGGGCGGTCGCCCTCCGCCTCTTCGGCGCCATCGCGTTCTTGAAGGCGCTGGTCCACGACTTCTCGTTGAAACTACCACCGCCGGCGGAACCCGGCGAAGGCTTGCCGGGTACGGCCGGTTTGCCCGGGACCACTGCGCCGCGGCCCTGGCTGCCTGGACGGCCGCCAAGAACTTGCGGGTCGCCCGAGGGGATCGTGTCGTACCGATTGGGGCTAAAGGCGGTCCCCACCGTCTCCACGACGCGCTTGGCGGTCTTGACCACCCCGACGATGGCCTCGACGTCGCTTTTGAAGATCGCGATCTGCTTGGAAGCCCACTCGAAGGCGCCGCCGAGAATCGGCCCGACCTTCTCGGCGAAGGCCTCTATGGCCGGGATGGCGTCCTTGTTGATCCACCGGAGCAGTTCCAGGGCCTTGGGCAGGAGCTTGATCCCGATCTCGGTGGCGGTGTCCGAGATCTTGTTCCGCAGGGTCTTCATCTGGTTCGCGAAGGAACCCGCCGTGCGCGTCGCGTCACCCTGGGCGAGCGCGGTCTGCTGCGTGATGAGGTTGGCGCGAGCCTGGACCTTCTGCTGCTCGGTCAGCGCCGTGCCGACCTTGGCGATGCCGGAGCGGTAGGCCTCGGCCTTGACCGCGGCGTCGTTGATGAGGACGCCGAAGGCGCGGAGCGGCTCCGCCTCGCCGACCAGACCTGAGCGGATCGCGGCGAGCGCGTCCGCGACGGGAACGTTATTGAAGGACGCGAGGTCGTTCGCCAGCGCCGTGAACTTGAAGCTCATCTCGCCGGCGGCCTTCGCGTTGCCGAGGATCGGCGAGAGCAGCGCGCCCATGTTGGCGATCTGCTCGCGCATCGCGAATGTGCTCGCGCCCGTCGCCTTCGCGAAATCCTCGATGTTCTTGTTGAGCCTCGGGACCTGTTTGCCGAAGACGGTCTCGAACTTGGAGCGGACCTCCTCGGCGTCGGAGGCCAAGCTGATCATCTTCACGCCGAGGCCGACGGCGGCCGTCGCCATGCCGGCGAGGCCGATGGCGGAGGCCTTGCCGAGATTCTTGAGCTTGCTCTCGGTCTTGCCGGTCTCCTTGACGACGTCGCTGAGGGCGCGCATCAGCGATTTGGTGTCGCCGGCGAAGACGAGCTGGACGTAGTTCTTCGCCATCAACCGTCTCGTTCGAGAAGCTGCTCAGCGCGCTCGAGGAAGCGCTCGCGCTTGGCCGGTACCGCCTCGGCAAGAGCCCGCAGACGGTTGGCGTGCTGGGAAGGCGTCTCGTCCCCGTAGGTCCGGCCGGGATGCCGCGCTCGCCAATCCTCCGGCAGCGCGTCCCAGTCGACGACAGGCGCGGTTGGGGCCGGCGCTGCAGCAGCCGAAGGCTCGCTCTTGGGCTGCACAGGCTGCTTCCTGACCGCCATCAGCTCATCGCCACGCCGGAGCGGCGCGCGAGATCCTCGAGCCCCTTGAGCATGGTGGGCTCGATCCTCGACCGACGCGACTCGTAGGCCGGATAGAGGTAGCGCCCCTCCTTGACGAACGGTCGCCGCACGCTGTGACGGCGACCGACGGCGCCTCCGAACTCCAGCCAGCCGTAGTAGGGCACCCGGCCGCCGCCGCCCTTGACCTTCGCCTCCCGCTGCGAGGAGGCGACCCTGATGCTGGCGGCAGCCCGACCGGATCGCCGGGGAACTCGCAGCTTGGCAGGGCTGGCGACGAGATCGGCCGTCTCGTTCAGGACGATGCGGATCTGCCTTGGCAGACCCTTGTCCATCTTCCGCAGGGCCGCCTGGAATTCCCGGAGCCCCTCGATCCGAATGGCGGTCGATGCGACTGCCATCAGCGGCCCGCGTGCAGCTTTTGCAACTCGTTGCGCACCCTGTAGTAGGCGCGCCAGGCCACGATCTCCTGATTGGGGAGGTCGCGGATCTCGCCAAGGGTCTTGCCGAGGTCGAGCGCGAGCTCGAAGTCGAACGCGTCGATCGCGCCGAGCATCAGCCCTCGCTCGTAGGGCGGGCGCCGTTCTCCCCCAGCCCGGAAATCTCGAGGATCTTGTCGAGGATCGGTTTCACCGCCACCGACGGTGCGGTCGCATACCACTGGCGGACCTCGTCGAGCGGCGTGTCGGTGCCATAGGCGAGCAGCTGGATCTCGCCCTCGGCCAGGCCGTCGGTCCCGCCGTCGGCGAGGGCATTGCCGACCGCCGCCATCTCGAGCGCCTCCCCGCGGCTGAGCCCGCGCACGCTCACGCTGTGGCCGCCCTCCAGCTCGACGACCGCCGTCTGCGGCGCAATCGTCGGCAGGCTCAAGAGTAGGTGCCCTTCGTGACCGCACCGGTGGTCTGGAAGTCGGCGGCGAACCCCACGACGTCGCCGATCGGCGCGGTCACGTTGTAACTCGTCAGGAAGCAGCTGCCGGAGTACTTGACCTTGCCGCTGGTGCCACCCTCGGGGCCGTACTCGAAGGTCGTCGAGCTGTCGCTGCCGACCAGTGCGTTCAGGACCGCATCCGGGCCGCTGGTGCCGGTGGAGTCGTAGAACCCAGCGATCGAGATCGTGTTGTCCGAAAGGCCGCTGATGTAGCTCTTGGCCTCGCTTCCCATCGTCGAGGTTTCCGCCATGTCGACCGAGTTCGAGAGATCGGCCTGGGTGAGGTAGGCGGAGAGATCCTTCGAGTTGACCGTGAAGACGCTGTCCTTCCCATGCACAAACGCCACTGCTCAGCCCTCCTGTGGCCTACGCGACCACGTCGATATTGAAGGTCGCGCCGAGGAGCTCGACGCCGCCGACGGTGAATGCCTCGACGACGACGTCGGTGACGCGCGTCGACTGAGCCGCGCCGCCGAGCGTCCGGTCGGCCTCGACCACCGTTTTGATGCTCCTAGCGCCCGTCCCGTTCAGGTAGAGCGAGAGCGCGTCCCGAGCGGCGCGGTCGGAGACCTTGCTCACCAGGACGGTCACCGGGAACGTCGCCCGGTCGGCCCCGCGCGCCATCGTGGCGTCGTAGGTCAGCTCCGGAAAGCGGATCACGGCCGCCGGCACCGCGACCGCGTCGGCCGGATAGTCGTAGATACGTAGGCCGCTGATCGTGGCGAGGCGCGCGCCGATCCCATCCATGACCGCACCGACGCTCATGCTCACGCCACGCCCCAGTTCCGGCGGAACGGGTCGAGGAGGACCGCCACGTCGGGATCGATCTGGGCGAGCAAGCGGATCTCGGAGCCGATCTCGGGGCTTCCCGCCACACCGAACGGCGCGTCCTTGCGCTTGAAGAGCCGCCCGGCCTGGAGCAGGCAGGCCTGGATCACTGTCGTCGGCGTGGTCGTCCAGCCCCAGAGCCCGGTCACCTCGAGCGCGCGGTCGGCGAAGGAGCCAGTGCCGCCCTGGGTGAAGGTGACCCCGGCGTCGACGGCGAGCGAGGTCCAGGGCCGCTCGTCGGCGGCGGCGTTCCAGGGATAGAGCCGGTAGTCGCTGTCCAGCGCCAGCGTGGTCGCGAAGGCGCCGGAGCCATCGTCGGTCTTGACGACGAGATCGTCGGTCGTCATCAGGTCGTCGATCGCGACGTACCAGCGGCCGCGCCGGCGATCCCACTGCGGACGGTAGTAGCGGGCCGCGGCGACCTCGACGAGGCCGAACTGGCGCGAGGTGTGCTGGTCCATGAGCCGGCTCGAGGCCGTGAGCGCGTACATGAGCTCGGCGTCGGATTCGGTGTCCGTGATCCCCAGCGCGGCCTTCAGGTCGGAGACCGTTGCGTAGACCGGAGCCCAGGCCATCAGACCTCGCTGTCCTCGACGATGAAGATCTCCTCGCCGGCGGCCTGGGCTGCGCCGCTGCCGGCGAAGCGGTAAACCCAGCGGCCGGCCGCGTTGACGTCGATGTCCACGTGGTAGACGCCGGTCGAGTCCTTCACGAGCTCGGCGTCGGTGCCGTAGACGTAGGTCGCGCTCGAGCCGCTGGGCGGCCGCACGATCGCGGTGATCGTGCTTGGGTCGGTCGCCGTGGATCCGACCTGGAAGGTGGCCGTGGCCCTCACGAGCGCGCCGACCTCGTAGGCGCCGCGCGCCATTCAGGCAAGCTCGACATCCGAGAGGGTGACCGTCGCGACCAGTGCCTCGCTGAGCCGCACCGTGGCGCGGGGAGCGAGCACGAGGGCAACCGTGGCGACCAGGGCGTCGCGCAGGAAAAGGAGAGCCTCCGCGGCGAAGCTGGCGATGGCGCTCGCCGTGCCGGTGGCGAGCGCGGTGACGCTCTTGCTGACGGTCTTGGCCATGGTCACCGTGCCGGTGGCGGTCGCCGCAGCGCTCTTGGCCACCAGCCGTGCTGTTGCGGCTGCGCCCGTCGCCGTGGCGCTCCGCACGAGCGCGACGCTTCTCAGCGCGGCGGCGGTGCCTGTGCTCGAGGCGGTGACGAGCTTGCCCACGGCACGCAGTGCGCTGGCGGTGGCGGTCGAGGAGGCCGCGCGGACGAGCTCGGCCGATCGACGGGCGGTCGCGGTGGCGGTGCTGGTCGTCGAACGCACGAGGGCCACCTGCCTGGCCGCCGTGGACGTCCCGGTGCTGGTCGCCGAACGCACCAGCCCGGTCTGCCGGACAGCCGTCGGCGTGCCGGTCGAGGTGGCGCTCGCGGACTGGTTGAACGTCGTCCCCGAGGTCAGCTTGAAGATCGCGATGCTGACGCCACCCGCCTCCGACACCGATGCGGTCGCCTCCACGGTGTAGCTGCCGGAGGTGGAGGTGATCTCAGCGTCCCAGAGACAGCCCCGGACTTGGTTCGAGCCGGAGCCGGAGCCCTGGTCCTGGCGCTCGGTGACGCCGGTGGTCGAGCCGTTGAGCTTCTGGGCCGAGAAGCCGGTGCTGGCGGTGGTGGAGAAGGCGGCGCCGATGCAAAGCGCGCGGAGCCCCGCGGTCGGGGTGACCGACGGCGAGGTCTTGGTGGCGTCGTTGTCGGCCTGACCGTTCTCGGCGAGGAGCGGGCTCGCCGCCACGGAGCTGTACTCCGCGACGATGCACTCCCAGTTGCGGGTCGCGCTGGAGGTCACGCAGGGCGTCTGCGCTGCCTGCTCGGCCGCACCGGCGATCTTCCAGAGGAGCAGACCCTCATCGGTCGAGGTGACCTCGGTGAGGGCGGCCCAGCCGGCCGATGGCGTGAAGGTGTTGGTGGCCTGCTGGGCGACGTGGGCCACCAGCAGGTTGTTCTGAGTCGGCGCCGCGCCGAGGGTGGCGGTGACGTTGAGGCCGGTGCTCGGGTTGGCCGCGCTCTGGACGAACGGGACGGCCACGGCCTAGGCGTACTTCAGGCTGATCGTCATCTGGATCGAGTCGCCGCTCGCCAGGTTGACCGTGGAGAAGTCGGTCTTGACGAACAGGTTGCCGCTCGATGAGGCGTCGAAGAGCCCCGCGTTCGTGACCGCCCGAGACGTTGTCGCCGTGACGGTGCCAACCACCTGGTAGGTGTCGTTCGTGACCGTCGTCGTCGTCCTCGAGCTGGTGCCGGCGGTGCGGGTCTCGACCTCGGTGAAAAGCGTCGTGTCGCCTGCAGCAGCCGTGCCGGCGCCGGTGCCGATGGCGACGTAAAGCGGCTCGGTGCCGGAACCCTTCAGGCGGTTGGTGGTGACCGCCTTGCCCGTGTCGCAGAACACCGTGGCCATCAGCGCCTCCTCTGGCGAAGCCGCCACCAGAGGCGGCGCAGTGGGTTCTTGTGCCAGTAGCCGATCGTGCCCAGGTCCTCAATCCGGCCATCCGCCCGGATCACCTTCGCCGCGACGCGAAGCTCGCCGGATCTGGAGAGCGCCTGGGGCATGGGCTAGCGCTGCTCGCCCTGAGCGCGCGGCCGCCGCTCGGCCCGCTTGACGGGGGTGACGTCGCCCGTCAGCGCGGCGATGGCCTTCTCGACTTCCTTCGCGCGGTCCTTGAGGCCGCGCTGCTCATAGCCCACGAGCTCGCGCTCGAGGGCGCGGATGCGATCCGCCCGCTCTTCCTCGGTCATGGCGTTCCTCCTCCCACCGCGTGGGCGTCGAGGTACTCGGCTGCGCGGCGCAGACGCTCAGGGTCGTCCCCGAACTTCCCGAGTCCGAGGTTGCAGGCGCCGCAGAGGATCCCCCGAACAGCGCCCGTGGCATGGTCGTGATCGGTTGCCCAGCCGCGCTGACCGGGGTCGCCGCTCTCACAGATGGCGCAGGCCTCACCCTGAGCAGCCAGCATCGCTGCCATCTGCTCAGGGGTGAGGCCGTACTTCTTCAGCCGGGCTCGCCGCGCAACCGCGACCCTCGCCGGGCGGCGGCGGAAACAGGCATCCGAACACCATTTGGCGTCGAGCCGCATGTGATCGATCGGCGCGCCGCAGATGGCGCAGACGCGCCCCGCCCGAACCACCGCCGTTCGGCGGTGGTAGAGCCCCCGTTGCTTGCAGCGCGCCGAACAGAAGATGTGCGCCGGACGCTTCGGCGTGAAGACGTTCTCACACAAGGGGCTCTCGCAGACTCTCGGCGTCCTGTCGAAGTCGCGGCGGTAGTAAGCCGCGGTGCATTCCCTGCACCAGGCGCCGTTCTTCCGCGCACTCGGCGAGAAGGCTTCGGGTGGTAGATGGCGTTTGCATCGTCCGCAGTGGAACATCCCTGCCTCCAGTATCCATCGGGCTTTAGCGCCCTCAGTATACTAGAGTCTAGGGCTCAAAACGTCGGAGCAACCAGGCCCGTGCCACTGACGACCGAAATTCCCTTCGGGTAACGCTCGGAGACGAAGAACGAGTAGGCGAAGACCTGGAGCCGGACCGCCAGCGTGCCCGAGAGCACCTCCTGAAGGATCCGGGTCCTGACCGGGCCCTCGAAGAGGACCAGGTCCGGGGCGTGGATGACGAAGATCTCGTCCTCGTTGGTGCTCGCGCCCACCGTCGTCTGCATGTTCGCGTCCTCGACGACCGGCAGGCCGGCGAAGGTCAGGGTCCGGCCGCCACCCTGCGAGCCGAGCGCCTGCGTGTAGTTGCCCAACTGCAGGAGCGGGAAGGTCGAGCTCAGGTTGCTCGCCAGCCACGCCGAGCGGCGCGGGTGCATGACGATGTGGGTCGCCGCCCGGAAGCGGTTCGAGGCGATTTGCTGGATCGCGTCGTAGAGCTTCGGCACGAGCTCGGCCGCCGTGGGCGAGCCGTCGGTGTAGGTGACGGCGTTCGTCGATGCGATTGAGGTGATGCCGGCGTGGGTCTTGCCGGTGCCCGAGCCCGAGAGCAGCTGGGTGTCGAGCGCCGTGTCGTAGGCGCCCATCAGGTCCCGGAAGATCACCATGTCCATGCCGGGGTCCGAGCGCTCGAGCAGCTGGAGGCTCATGTCCTGCTGGCCGGCGATCGTGACCATTGGGGTGGTGATGGTCTCCGAGGTCGCGTCGGTCTCGCTCACCGCGTCCAGGTCGTTGGTCTGGACGGCCGCGGAGGTGCCCGTGGACATCTTCGGCAGGGTGATGCTGGTGCCGGTCGCACTCGGCAGCGGCGACGAGCCGAGCGCCTCCGCGAACGGGCGGCCCGCCCGCGGCAGTTCGGCCCAGAGGCTCGCGAGGTAGAGCGGCGGGATGAACTCCGCGGTGCCGCCGGCGTCGTCGGAGGTGATGTCCCGGCGCTCGGCCA